TCTCTGATAAGTTTTTCAATTTCAGCATTTAAATCAATCTCTTTTACTTCCATTTCCTTTAACCTCCTTACTTTCTTATTTCTCTATACTATCATAAATTAGACACAATTTAAATAATACTTCCGCGGATGATGAAAATAAAATTCTTTATCACAAAGGTGAAGAGCCGGATTGGGAGGAATATTCAAAGTGGTTTCTTGCTATAGATTCTGAAGCAGATGAGGAGACAAAAGCAAGATATAAATTTCCATACGGAAAAAATGGAAAGGTTTATAGAAGGGGAGTGATTGCGGCTAAGCAGAGAGCTGCTCAACATGGTTACAGTAATATTGAGAAAGCTGCTGATGAGCTTCTTCAGATGATAGATGAGAAGCAGGGTAAAAAAGAGGAAAAAGCTCTTTCTGAGTTTGAGCTTAAGCTTAGGAAAGCTTTGGAACTTCCTCAGAGGAGAAATTTTGATGTTTCTGTAGATGCTATAGATGAGGAACAGAAGATTGTAACTCTTTCCTTTAGCTCTGAATTTCCTGCTGAGAGATGGTTCGGGAAAGAGATTCTTTTACACGGGAGGGACAATGTAGATTATTCCAGGTTTATTGAGGTTGGCTCGGTTTTAAGGAATCACGACCCAGATAAACCTGTAGCCGTTCCTTTGAAAGTCTGGATTGATGAAAAAGAAAGAAAGGGAAGAGCTGCTATTCAGTTTAAGGATACAGAGGAATCTCGCAGGGCTTTTGAAGAGGTTAAAGAAGGTTTAATTAGAGGAGTTTCAGTTGGTTACATTATCAATCAATATCGTTATCTGGAAGAAGGAGAGGTATATGAGAACTGGGAGGGTCCAGCACTTATTGCTTTAAGATGGTCTGTAATTGAAATTAGCTTAACTCCTGTTCCTGTTGACCCAACCGTAGGCATCGGGAGAAGTACAGATAAAACAGAAAAAAACCATAAGGAGGGAGAAAAAATGGCTGAAAAAACTTTAAACACCCCTACCAATCCTGAAGAGCTCAAGAGAGCTCAGGAGCTTGAAAGACAGAGAATTTTAGAGATTCGCAACCTTTGCTCTGAGTTTAACATTCCTGCTGAGATGGAAGAAAAATTTATTACTGAAGGTGTCTCTATTGAAGATGTCAGGGCTCAGGTGCTTGATTATCTTTCTAAAACCAGAATTCCTGCTGGGCAGATTGTAGCTGGAGAGGATGAAAAGGATAAGTTTATCAGAGCTGCTTCTGCTGGTCTTGCTATGCGTTATTTAGGTGAACCTGTTGAAAAAGTACCTGGAGCAGAGGAATTCGCAGGTTATACCTTGTTTAAGTTAGCTCAAAGATGTTTAGAAAGAGCAGGCGTATCTATTTGGGGATTAAGTGATCTTGAGATTGTTAAAAGAGCTGTTACTCATACCGCTTCCGATTTCCCTATTATTATGGATAGCACAGTTCAAAAAGTGCTTTTAAGTGCTTATCAAGAAATACCAACCACTTATGAGAAATGGACAAAAAAGGTTACTGTAAATGATTTTAAGATCCATAAAGCTGTAAGAATCGGGACTATAGGAATTCTTGAAGAAATTCCTGAAGGAGGAGAATATCCATCTGTCACTTTTTCTGAAAGTGCTGAAGAATTTCAAACTAAAAAACGTGGTGGACAGTTTTCAATTACATGGGAAGCAATAGTTAATCAGAATCCTCAGGTATTAGATCCTGCTTCTAACCTTGGAAAAGCTGCCAGAAGGTCTGTTGAGTATGTAGTTTATCAAACCTTACTTAGTAATCCGACTATGTCTGATGGAAAAGCACTATTTCATTCTTCTCATAACAACCTCGGAACTGCTGGAGCAATTTCAGAAACAACTTTAAACGAAATCAGACAATTGATGAGCAAGCAAAAAGATATTGATAGTAATGTTCCTTTATTGTTAAAAGCTGGTTATTTAATTGTTCCTCCTGCAATTGCTACTACTGCTGAAAAATGGATGAAAGATACAGTTTTACCTGGTGGTAATGGGCATGAAACTAATATTTTTAAAGGCTGGGCAGAGGTTATTGAAACTCCTTACATTTCTGCGGAAGTTGATAATGGTTCAGATACTGCCTGGTATGTAGTTGTAGATAAAAGATATCTTGAATCTATGTGGGTAATTTTCCTTGATGGATATGAGACTCCTAAAATAGAATCTGTAAAGGATTTTGATGTTGATGGTATCAAATATAAGGTTGTTTTTACTGTAGGTGTAGCTCCTATAGACTACAGAGGACTTTATAAGAATCCAGGAGCATAATGAATTGGGACATTACGGGAGCTACTTAGCTTTTTGGAACTTGTTATGAGTTTAATTAGCGAACAAATAAGAAAAACACTAATGGGGGGTTAAAAAATGGCAAAAAATTATGTACAGGAAGGAAAGGTTTTAACCCTTAATGTGGGAGCTAATGTTTCTTCTGGTGATCCTGTAGTTGTGGGGCAGATCGCTGGAGTTGCTTTAACTAATGCAGATTCTAATGGAAACGCTCAGGTTATGACTGAGGGAGTATTCAAACTTTCTGTTACCGCTCAATCTTGGGATTCTGCCAATAGTGTTTATGTAGATGATGCGGTTTCTGTCGGAGACGCTATTTATTATGATAACGGAACTCTTAATAAAAATTCTAATGGGACTCTTTTCGGATATGCTCTTGAGGCTGTAGCTGCTGGAGCTACTGCTACCATATCTGTAAAAATCGCTAACAAATAATTTATGGAGGGAGGGGAATCTCCCTCCTTTATTTTTTTTTGAGGAGTCGCCAAAATGAACGGAGAATTTTTAAAACAGGATGTGAATAAATTAGAAGCAGATGTGGCTACTCTCAAAGAAAGAGTGGCCAGGTTGGAGGTAGCGATGGAGAATTTGGATGGTGTTCTGGAGAAAATAGAAAAAAAGATAGATAACCATTCGCAAAAGTTGTACTGGGTTTTAGGGGTTTTGGCAGTAGTTGGAAGTATAGCGGGAACTGTAATAGCACGGATAATTTTTAGCTTTGGGATGCACTAAAAGTGAGAGAGAAATTTACTGAAGAAAGCTTTGCAATAGCTGTTAACAAAATGGTTTTAAAGGCGACTCAAAAAAGTTTAAAGTCATTAGGTTATAGGCTTAAAGTGGACATGTCTAATGCAATAAGAACGGGACAAATGGGCTGGGCTCCTATAAGGGCTATGACTTTGGCTTTAAGAAAGCGTTATAGAAATACAATTTTTCCTGGTGTGTATTATGCCAGGTTTACCAGATATGCTGTTTTGGAAGAGGGGACAAGATTTAATCTTAAGGTAGGTGTTTTTAACCCTCCTGGATTAAAAAGTCTTGGCAAAAGTATAATTGCAGGGGCAGGAAGATTAGTAAGAGGTTGGAAGACAGTTGCAACCGAGCGAACCAGGAAAAGACTTATTGCTCAATTTTTAGGTGCTAAAGGAATTAAATGGAAAGATTTAAGTAAAGAGCAAAAAAGACAGCTCAGAAACAAAATGAGAAAACTCGGGCTTCTTGTTAGAACAGGCACAGTGATGAAAGCTCCTCCAAGACCTACTGATATTTACCTAAAGGCTACTCAGAACAGAACCCAGAATGAGTTTTCTTATCTTTTGAGTAAGGCTTTAAAAGGTGAAAAGTGGCCAAGACAATGGTGGCTTGAGGTTAAAGCATGATAGATCAGATAAGAGAAGATTTTAAGGCAATTATTAGTTACGATGGAGAAACAGCAGTTTATAAAGGGCAGGAAGTAAAAGTGCTGGTATATGATGAACCTTCTACGAGCTTTGATGCTTTTTCTGGTGGATTTTCCACAAAAAGCGTTATTTGCTACGGCACGATTGAAGACTTTGGAAACGCAAGTATAAGCGATGTGATTGAACTACTTGGACAGTCTTTCAGAATTGTAGAAATCAGCAAAGAAAATGAGAAGGTAAGGCTTAAGCTTGAGAGGTTGTAATGAAGAGGCAACAAATAATTGATAAGCTGAAAGAAGTTTTAAACCAGATAACAACTGTTAATGGGTATCAAACTGATATTGGCCAGAATGTTTTTGACTGGAGGCTTGAACCATTACGCAGGGAAGAAACTCCCTGCATAGTAATAAGAGACATAGAAAGCTATGTAGATGATTATAACAACGCTAACGATATAAGGCTTGAGCTTCAATTTGACATTATTATGACGACTACTATTGAGGATTTGCGGAAAGCTCTCGCAGATTTAAAAAAGTGTCTTGGGCAAAATGAAACTTTAGATGGGCTCGTGTTTTACATGCAGTGGAAGAACGATAGCTTTGATGCAGACCTTGAGGAAGACAGAATTTTAGTTGCTTCCTGCAGAGTTTCAACATTATACAGAGTAAACAGATGGGAAATATAAAATAAGGAGGTAAAAACCATGCTTACAAGATTAAGAACAATCCTCGCTAAAATAGAAGCTACAGAAGGAGTAGCTGAAACTTTAACATCTACAGATAATCCTCTTTTAGTTAAGGATCTAAAGGTCAATCCTAATGTGAACATGTATAAAAGAGCGATTTTGCTTCCTACTTTATCAAATTTACCTGATCTTCCTGGTGGGACGACAGCTACTATTGGCTTTTCCGTAGAGTTAAAGGGACCAGGGCAGGCTTTCAGCGATACTGTTAAGCCTTACTATGCAGATTACCTTAAAGTCTGTGGTTTTGGGGAAACTACTGAAACAGATGCCACTACCGGTGATATTTTAAAATACATTTATCAGCCCATTTCGTTAAATATCCCTTCTCTCACTATTGGTGTATATGAAGACGGAATTGTGCATAGAATTGCGGGTTGTAGAGGAACTGTTAGGTTTTCAGGACAGGTTGGACAGCCTGTAATTGCAGAGTTTGAGTTTACAGGCGTGTGGCTCGGAGCTCAGGATGAAGCTATGCCATCTATTTCTGGGCTTGATATATCTAATCCACCAGTTTGTCTTGCAACTGGTGTAACTATTGATTCTTATACTCCTGTGATGACAAAGTTTACTCTTGACATAGCCAACTCTGTAGAAATGAGAGAGGATATAACCAGCTCTACAGGTTATAAATCTGCTTTAATAACAGGCAGAGATCCTAAAGGAAATATTGACCCTGAGGCTGTAACTGTAGCTACTTATGACTTCTTTGGAAAGTGGAAGAATGGGGAAAGCTTTGCTCTTGATATAACTGTTGGAGATACACAATACAATAAGGTTTCTTTTTCTGCTCCTAATGCAAGGATTACTTCAATTTCTGAAGACGATAGGAACGGCATTATGGTTTACAACATTGACTTCGTAATGGCTACAAATAGTGCAAGCGGTGATGATGAGATTCAAATTATTTTTGAATAATAAAAAGGGGGCAATATGAGTGAAATGAAAGAATATCTCTTAGATGGCAAAAAATTTATTCAGAAACCTCTTGTTTTGAGGCAAACAAAACAGCTTGCTGAGCTTTTTGAGGATGAAAACTTTTTCAAGATGATAGAGGAAAATAATTTTGATGCAGTAATAAAAACGATCTCAAAAAAAGGAGCTGAATTTCTTTCTATTGTATTAATTCCGGAAGGTCAAAGTGTAAAGGATAAAAATTTAAAAGAGCTAACTGATTTTTTTGAAGAGAATGCAGACATGGATTTTTTAGTTGAGGTGCTGAGGGATTTTTTCGGATTCAACAGGATAACCTCTTTAATTCAGAAAATTTTCGGGAAAATAGACAACCTGAATCAGATACAGACACAGCAGAACCTTACACAGGGAGAGATTGGGTAGAGGAGATGGTGGTAATTCTTGCTGATGGGGATATTTCTAAAAGGGACCATATTCTTGACAATTACACTTTAAAAGATGTTCGTCCTTATTACTGGTATAAGATCAGAGATTTACAAAGAAAAGAGGCAGTATTTGCTTTTCTTGCTGGCGATTCTTATAAGCCGTATTATCCAGAAGTTTATCGGAAAAAACCTCCTGTCATAGGGAGATACTGCAGAGGCAAATATGTTAAGTGGTGTAGAAATACTTTCGGGGCTGATATTTTAGAAGAGATTTGCAGGAGATGCCCTGATGGCTAATGCTGAATTAGTTATAGAAATAAAGGCTGAGCTCGGGCGGATTAAGTCTCAGCTTAATCAAGTTTCTTCTGAGGTGCGGAGAAATAGTTATCAGATAAAAAAATCTTTTGAAAGCTGGAAAGAGGGGGTAAATAATTCACTTAAAGCTTTTAAAGCTATTAGTGTAGCTTTAGTTGGAATTGCAGGTTCAACATATTTTGTAAAAGAAGCAATTATTGATGTGGCTGATAGGTACCAGCAATTAGCTAATAGGATCAGGCTTTATGTTAAAAATCAAGAAGAACTTAATCAAGTTCAAGAAAGGTTATTTCAAATAGCTCAAGAAAGTGGAGCTGCTCTTGAAGGTGTAATGGAAGTTTATAATAGATTGGCTCTTGCTGGTTCAAGCTTGGGATTATCAAATGAACAGATTTTAAATATGGTAGAAACAATTCAGCTTGCAGTTAGGGCCTCTGGAACTTCGGTCCAAGAAGCACAAAGTGCTATTCTCCAATTCTCTCAGGCTTTAGCTTCTGGAAGACTTCAAGGCGATGAGTTTCGTTCTGTAATGGAAAACATGCCTATTTTGGCAAAAATGATTGCAGACAACCTTGGTGTTTCTGTTGGTGCTCTTAAAAAACTTGGTTCAGAAGGAAAACTGACATCTGATGTGCTTGTAAAAGCAATAATTGAGCATAAAGAAGAAGTTCAGCGAATGGCTGAAGGAATTCCTCTTACTATTTCTCAAGCTGTTCAACAGGTTAGAAATTCCTGGATGCAATTAGTTGGTCAAAACGAACAGTTAAGTCAAAGTTTAATTGTAATTAAAGCGGGATTTATGGCTTTAGCTAAAACTATGGAAGATATAAAGGTTGGCAAACTTAAAACTGATTTTCAAGCACTTTCAGATATTTTTGAATCTACATTTAAAGTTTTTGTTTTTGGAGCTAAGTGGGCTATTAAAGCAGGCTTGGGATTAAAAGGGGCTATAGAGGTTATTAAAATCGCTATTATGAAATTACAAGAAGTTTGGCTGAATATGGTTATTAGTATTATAGATAAGATCAGAGCTCTTTTTGATTTTATAAATAATTCTCAAATTGGTGATGTGATGGTTCCTGATGCTTTTCTTAGAGGCTTAAAAAATTTTCAAACCAATCTTGAGCTTTTCAGAAATGCAGTAAGTGAAGCCAGAAAAGATACTTGGAAAGATTTAGATAAAACGGTGGGTGCTATTGAATCAATTAATAAGGCAGCTGATAGTTTTTTTCAAAATTATAAGAATATCAAAAATAAACTTCAAAATATGGGGAATGTTTTCTTAGGAAATGTTTTGGGTAAAGGCGGAGGTAAAGGCGGAGAAACAGGTTCAATAAATAAAGAATTAGAAAAACTACAAAACGAATGGGAAAAAACGAAGAAAAAGCTTGAGCTGGAGATAAAAACAACCGGGCTTGATAACTATCAGAAAAAGCTGATTGACCTTGCGGAGCGGTTTAAAGAGTTAAAAGAAAAGTTTAAAGCAATCCCTGAAGCTAAGGGAATTATACGGAAATGGTATGAAGTACAGGTCAAAGCTTTGGTTGAAGCCCATAAAAAATCGCAGGAACTTTTAAAACTGCAGGATCAAATTAAAGATATAGAACTGCAGGCTTTATTAACTGAAGAGGATAGATACGAAACAGTTTCAAAACTTATTCCCGTTTATGAACAAATAGAAAGATCAATTAAAAATCAACTTCAAAAACTGCAGCCATACTCTGAAGAGTGGTTAAAACTAAAAGACAATTTAAGAGATGTGCAGGAACAGATTTACAAGCTTAGAGAAGAACAAAGAGAGCTTTCAGACGATTTCTTTAGTGGTTTTTTGGCGGGTTTAGAAGAATTAGGGCATGAAATGAAAAGCACTTTTAAAAAAGGTAAAGAGCTTGCCCAGGAATTTGCTCAGGCTATCCAGGATGCTTTTTCCACTTTTGCAATGGACATGTTTGAAGGAAAGTTAAAAAGCCTTCACGACTATTTAATGGCATTCTTAAGAGATATTTATTCAGCTTTAGTTAAGTACTGGGTGCAGGTTTATATAGTGCAAAACCTTGTTAATGCAGCTTCAGGATGGTTGGCAGGCTTGTTTGGAGGTGGAGGCAGTACAGGAGGAGCAACAACAGGCATGGCTGAAAAATTAGCTTTTAATTACTTCAGACATGAAGGCGGGCTTGTTTATCATTTAGGTGGACTTGTTAGAAAACTTCATTATGGTGGTTTGGCTCCAGATGAGGTGCCTGTAATTTTGCAAAGAGGTGAATATGTAATAAGCAAGAAAGGAGTTGAATTTTTAGACAAAATTAATCAGGCTAAGCTTCCTCTGGGAAATGTAAATGTAGCTGTGAATGTAGTGAATGAAACAGGAATTCCTGTTAATGCAGAGCAAAAAGGAGCAAGGTTTGACGGAGAAAAATACATTGTGGATGTTGTTTTAAAGAACATTTACCACTACGGACCCTTAAGACATGCCATAGCGGGGGTTAAGTAGTGTTAGAATTTCCCACTTTAAGCATTAACCCAAGCTACCCTTTAAAAGAGGAAATAGAAGATAGCGTGATAAGGAGTGATTTTGAGGGTGGATATGAGCAGACGAGACCAAGATTTACGAGGCAGAGAAAAACTTTCACTGTGGTGTATAAACTTTTACCGGATGCTGACAAGCAAACCCTTGAGAACTTTTACCAACAGCTCAGAGGCGGAGCGGATGCCTTTACCTGGACACACCCAGTTTACGGCACGACTCATACGGTCAGGTTTACGAAGCCTATTAAGTTTGAATATGTTTTTTATAACCATTGGAATGCTGAGATAGAGCTAAGAGAGGTATAAAAGGCAATGGCTTTAAATTTGCCAGCAAACTTGATAATTGAAAAAAATAAACTTGCTACTCCAAATCCCTGGATAATCTTGCTTGATATTAAACTTCCTAATGGCACAGTTCTTTACTTTTGCAAAAATAACGAAGATGTAGTTTTTCAGGGAAGAACTTATAATGCCATAAACTTTGAAATTGAGCCTACAAAGGCAACCAGCAAGGGAGAAATCCCAACAGTAACTTTAAGAGTTAGCAATGTAACAAGAATCCTTCAGGCTTATTTAGAAGAATATAACGGAGGAGTAGGATCCCAGGTAACGGTGAGAGTTGTTAATACTGCTTATCTTGACGAGAATTATTCAGAACTTGAAATGACTTTCGATGTTATATCTGCTGAAGCTGATGCTTACTGGGTAACTTTTACTTTAGGAGCTCCTAACCCACTTTTAAGAAGATTTCCTCCTGACCGATATATTGCTGATTACTGTAGATGGGAATTTAAAAGTGCAGAATGTGGTTATACAGGATCAGCTATAACCTGTAATAAAACCTTAGAAAACTGCAGAAGGCTTGGTAATTCAAAAAGATTCGGCGGATTCCCAGGATTAACAGGAGGGTATTTAAGAGTTGTTTAAGCAAATAGATTATACCGATTTGCTGGGGAAAGAGTTTGAATATGGCGGTAGGGGACCGGATAAATATGACTGTTATGGGCTTTGTATGGAGATTTATAAAAGACTTGGCAAGCCATTACCTGAGTTTCACTCTGAGAGTGAACCAAGCCTGATACACGAGATAGTTATGCAGGGTAAAAAGCTTTTTAAAGAAATTTCTGAGCCTGAGCCTTATTGTCTTGCTGTTTTTACTTTAAAGCCACCTTATGTAAGCCATATAGGAGTGGTTTTAAATCCACCATATTTTATTCATATATTGCGGAAAGCAAGAGTATGCGTTGAAAGGCTTGATAGTTATATCTGGGCAAAAAGAGTAAGAGGATTTTACAGATGGGAAGGCTAAGCTTAGTTAAAGTTAAAAATCCTTTTACGAGAACAGACAGAGATATAGAAGTAATAGAATATAAAGGGCAGTCTCTTTTAGATCTCAGGAAAGAACATTTCCCTGAAGATATAAATGTTATTATTTCAGTAAATGGGAAGGTTATCCCTGAAGAATACTGGGATAAAACCTTCCCTCAAAATGGAGACCAGATCCTTTTTATTCCAAAAGTAGAAGGCGGTGGAGGCGGAGGGAAGGATCCTTTAAGAGCGGTTTTAATGATAGCCACTATGGCAACGGCTATTTATTTTGGCCCTGCTCTTGGTGCTGCTTTAGGGATTTCAGAAGCTTTAGGTTCTTTTTTAATTTGTGCTGCTGGTGGTCTCCTTATTAATACTCTTTTACCTCCACCTAAACCCAAGATTGATGTTCCGGGGCTTGATTATGACAAGTCTAATACTTATAGCTGGTCTCCTCATACAACACAGCAGCAGGGTTTACCTGTTCCAAAAATTTACGGAAAAGTCAAAACTTACGGGAATATCATTTCTACTTATATAGAGAACATAAATGACAAGCAGTATTTGAATATTCTCATTGCCCTTGGAACAGGACCGATAAAAGGAATTTCTGATATAAAGATAAACGATCAGCCAATTGAAAACTTTAAAGGCGTAGAATTACACACAAGATACGGCTATCTCAACCAGGAAGTAGTCCCGAACTTCAACGATACCAAAGTTGAATATTCTACAAATGTAAAAATTAGCTATGACAGTCCTTATACATATACCACAGTAGGAAATGAATTTGACGGTCTGGAAGTAGATATAACTTTTCCTAAAGGTCTTTGGTATGCAAATAATAATGGTGGTCTGGATCCTGTTAGCGTGGAATTAAAAATAGAGTACAGAAAAGTAGGAGAAAGTGATTGGCAAATATTTGTTCAGGATACCGTTACAGCAGCTAAACAATATCCAGTGCGCAGGACATATAGAAAAGGAGATTTAGAAAAAGGTCAATATGAGATTAGAGTAAGCAGATTAACTCCAGATAGGACAAGTGCCAGATATGGCGATGAAATGTATTTTACAGCTGTAAGAGAGGTTTATTATGATGATTTTGAATATCCAAGATTGGCTCTTGTAGGAATAAAAGCACTTGCTTCTGATCAATTAAGCGGATCTTTGAGATTTTCTTGCATAGTAGAAGGAGCTCTGGTAAGAGTTTGGGATGGAAATCAATGGAAAGTAGAATGGTCAAATAATCCAGCATGGATTGCCTGGGATATACTCACTCAGCCTGTTTTTGATAACGATTTAAATGTAATCAGATATGACGGCATAGATCCATCAAGACTTGACTTACAGAAATTTAAGGAATGGGCTGATTTTTGTGATGAGCTGGTTCCTGATGGCAAGGGTGGATACGAAAAAAGAGTAACCTTTAACGGTATTTTTGATAGCGAAACCACGATGTGGGAAGCGGTAATGCAGGTTTGTCAGGTTGGCAGAGCTGTTCTGGTGTGGAATGGTATCAATTTAACCGTTGCCATAAATAAACCAGCTGTGCCTGTTCAAATGTTCACAGTAGGTAACATTGGAGTGGATTCTTTTAAAGAGATGTTTCTCCCTATGGAAGACAGAGCCTCTGAAATTGAAATAGATTTTTTAAATGAAGAAAAAGACTACGAAAGAGATAAACTTGCAGTAATTAATCCGGAGATAAAGAGCAAAACACAAAAAATCAATCTCCAGCTTTTTGGTATAACCAAGCCGAGTGAAGCCTGGCGGGCGGGGATGTACAGGCTTGCCTGCAATCAATATTTAACAAGAACCATAGAATTTGAAGCAGACATTGACGCCATCGCCTGCACTATAGGGGATGTAATTTTGGTTCAGCATGATGTTCCGCAGTGGGGTTACGGCGGAAGGATTGTTTCTGCGACAACAGATACCGTTGTTTTAGATAAAAAAATATCTGTAGAAGCAGATAAAACCTATGCAATAATGGTAAGGCTTTCTGATGATACTATAGTAGAAAGAACTCTTGTTACACCAGCTACAAGCGGAGAATATGATACTTTTACCTTAGCCACTCCTTTTGATGCAGATAAAATTCCACAGCAGTTTGATATTTATGCTTTCGGTGAAGTGGAAAAAATAACAAAGCCTTTTAGAGTCATAGAAATTGCAAAATCTCAGGAGCAAAAAGTAACCATTAAGGCTCTTGAGTATAACGAAAGCATTTATAATGTTGACTATCAAAAACCAGTTTTACCAACTTTCAATTACTCAGTTTTAGAGCCTATTCCTTCTGTTAAGAACTTACAGCTTAAAGAGGTTTTAATCAAAGGGCAGGATGGGACTTTATTTGACAATATAGATGTTTATTTTGATATCCCGAGTGAGACCTTTGAATATGCTGAAATCTGGTACAGGAAAGGTTCTGCTGATTGGATATATGTTGGCAGTTCTGCAACTGGTTATTTTCGGATTTCTGCTGTAGAGGTTAATCAAACTTATGAAGTTGCTGTTTTAAGTGTAAACATTGTTGGAGATAAACAGAGTTTACAGGAAGCGGAAAAGGCAAGCATATATACTCTTGGAAAGTTAGCTCCTCCTTCTGATGTGCAGAATTTTACAGCAAGACAGAACGGGCAGTTTATAGAATTTAGCTGGGATCATATACCTGATGCAGACCTCTGGGGCTATGAAATCAGGGAAGGAATAAACTGGAAAAGTGCAAGAATTATAGCAACGGCTATCAGTCATAATAGATATACCTGGCAACCCGAACTTAACGGAACCTACAGATTTTGGATAAAGGCTATGGATGAGTCTGGTATATATAGTGTGAACCCCACTCCAGTAGATATAACCGTAAAAGGCATAGATGAGAAATTAAACATTGTTTTACAGCAGGATGAAATGACTAAAGAGGCTCCTGCAGATGGTACTAAAACCAACTTTGTCTATGTGCCTCAATATCAGGCTTTAATGCTTCCTTTTACTTTAACTGATACTGATGTGCCAGATTGGACAGATCAAACACCTGATATTGTCAACTATACAGGAGATAGAGAACTATATGCGGAATATATTACAAATGTAATTGACTCTTATAAAAACACAGATACCTGGATCAGGATTGTAACTGCAATAGATGCTATAGACACGGGAGCAACAGATCAGAGCTATCCAGATAGAACCGATCTTACTTATCCTTCTGACACCGACCTGCATGTTACCATGCCTGTTGATTTTTCTATCTGGTATAGGATTAGCGATGATAATGTAAACTGGAGCGATTGGAAACGGTATTTAGGAGCTGTACAGGAGACTTTTAGATATATACAGGTTAAATTTCAAGTCGATATAGCTTCTCAAACAGGAAGGCTAAAGCTTGAAAAGTTTCTTATCACTCTTGATGTTCCAGATGTGCATAAAATTATTCAGAACTTGAATGTACCTTCAACAGGGCTTGATTTAGTTTTTTCTGATTATGGCTTAGACTTTTATGTGACTCCAGTTGTGAAAACCTTTATTAAAGATTCTACTACAGGTAAACTCCCAGTGGTGAGCAATACAACTACCGATGGATGTCACATCGATATATACGATTTTAGTAATAATAAAGTTGACGGCGTGATAGATGTAGAAATAACAGGTTATTAAAGGGAGGTGAGATAGTATGGCTCAAACTTATGAGCTATTACAAAGCGGAGTAACGACATTTGGAGAATTATACGGCAAAATAAATAATCTGGTAGAGGCTTTAAGAAGTAGCTTTTCAGGAGAGAGTTTTCCTAATAATCCTGTAGCAGGGCAGTTATGCTGGAGAACTGATAGAAAAAAGTGGTATATATATGTCAATGATACTTCGATTGGAGAGAACGGTTGGGTAGAAATTGCGATTGCAAGTGCTGGACTTGGTGCTGAAATCATTAATGCAAGAGGTTCTAAATCCAGCTTAGATGAGAGATTAGATGTTTCTCTAAATGAAGACGGAACTTTAAAAGCAAATGTAGCAGCTTATCAAAGTGAATGGATCAAGCCAAGCTTAACTTTTACTTATGTGGATTCTACAAGTTTTAAAGTTGAAGGCAATCAGACAGATATATATGCACCATACCGAAGGCTTAAAATAAATCATTCTACTTCAGCAACTGGCTATACTCATGTTGTTTCTGCAACTTATGATGATACAAATGATGAAACAACTGTTACAGTAGCCGATGCTGTAATTCAGAGTGATCTGGTAAGTGTTGAACATTCTATTATTCATTCAGATAGAAGTAAAGATAGTTTACCACGAAATATTAATGCTGATACTGTAGATAATTTTCACGCTTCACAAACTCCTGCGGCAAATACAATTCCTGTAGCTGATGCTAATGGTTTTATAAATGCTTGGGTTAATCAAGGAGAAGGAAGCGGACTTGATGCTGATTTGATAAGAGGACTTGCTCCTATTGATTTTGTAATTTTTTCTTATGAGAAAAAAGATTTAGGCGGAACAAATTTAAATTTAGCTCAAGATACTGATACAGATTTATTTACTTTTACTTCTGTTTCTTTAAATGGAAATCAATGGGTTTTAGCTATAGGACAGGTTGATTTAATTAATGATTTAGACCATAATGGTTGGTTAAGTTTTTGGGTTTCTGATGATGATGGAAATACTTGGACAAAATTAGTTCATCAAGAAACAGGATCAGGTTCTGGGGGGATATCTACTGCTGCACATATTTCTTATCTTTATAAACCACCAGCAGGAACTTATCTTTTTAAATTTACTTGTGGAGATAGAGGAGAAGGAACTAATTATAGGTATGCAAAAGGAGAAATCAAAGCGACTTATGGTATTTTAGTTGTTTTAGGTAAGTAGTTAGGAGGCAAATTATGAAAAAGTATTTTTTTACTAAAGAAATAATATCCGATGATTTTAGAGATTACTTACTTCAACAAACAGGGGTTGACCCTTATGAACCTGACATAACTAAAAGAAAAATATGGTTTGGTTATAATCACGAAACCAATGAGCTTATAATATGTGTAGATGATGATATAAATCTTGATATAGAAAGTATTGTAGCAAATTATCAGGTCTTTAATAAAAAGAAAGTTCTTATTGATAATTTGAGAAAGACAAAGGTAGCTGATTTACTTTCTAAAACCGATTATGTGATAATCAAACTACAGGAAGCACAAGTATTGGGCGACGAAACTAAATATCAGGAATTACTTGAACAGTATAATTCGGTTTTAGAACAAAGAAAACAGATAAGAGCGTGGAATGATGATGTAGAAAAGAGAATACAGGAAGCAACTACAAGAGAAGAATTAGAAACAATAAGGCAGGAGATAGCAAGCTATGAACCTGCTTAAGTGGTGGAACAGCAAAAAGAACCCATTCGGCAACTATGATGACCCAATTCCGCCAGAAAAATATTTTAAGAAGTATAAATGGTTTGCATACTTGTATTGGTATTTCATTCGCAACTTCGGACATAATTTTTGCCGTTATTGGATAGGAACAGGCAGCTATCCTGCGGCTTGGAAAGTATGGCATCCTAAAAGAAGCTGGAACTTAATTTTGCCTTTCTTTAGCTACAGAGGAAAGAAAGTTGAATTTTATTTTGGCTGGAGACCTAAGAGCGATGGATCTCAATTATTTGGAATAGCTTTTAGGAAAAGGGGGAGTAAGTAATGTGGCAGGTTTTAATGTATAAAAGCACTTATAAATGGCTTTTTTATGGCTTAATCGGCTTTATGGTTATATCTTTTCTCCTTTATTTCAATCATCTTCGTAAAGATAATGCCAAGATGAAACAGGAGCTTTATTTACTTAAAAATCAGCTTGCTACCTGCAAAAAGGCAAATGCAGAGCTTACCCAACAGATAGAATTAGATAGGCAAAAATACAAAAAGAAAATTGCTCAGCTGTTAAAAGAAGCTAACAAACCTCCTAAAGTAATAGAAATTCCTAAGATAGTTGAAAAACCCGTTTATGTGCCAACTGAAGACTGCCAAAAGATGGCGATTATGATTGACGAATTTATAAAAATACAGAAAGAGGGGGAAAGATGAGAAGCATTATATTAATCAGCTGTTTAACTTTTCTCCTTTCCGCATGTGCTACCACTCAGCCAGTAAAATACATAGAAAAGCCTGTTTATATCAAGTGCGAAATTCCAGAAGTGCCAAGAGCTAATCTTAAGCCTATTCCTGAAAATGGGACCTATCCTGAAAAGCTACAATGCATTTTAAACAATTATCTTGAGCTTGAGAAAGAAAATAAGCTACTAAGGGAGGCAATAGAGGTATGCAAGTAAAAGAAGTTTTAAGGCAATGGAACCTACCTGTATTAATTATCATTGCAGGCCTATTTCTTTTTGCTACAGGGCTCATTTTTAACTTTTTTCCGTCTATCCAAGTTGTAGCTAAAAAAACTTTTCTTGTAGCATGGTGGTATTTCTTAACTTACATTTTTAGGAAACTCAGGCTTGGAACACTTAAATGGGAGGAAGATGACAAAAAGATATATTATTTCGTTCTTCTTATTGGCTCTGCTCTTATTTTTGCCCTCGCTTAGCACAGCGGGGGATTGTAAAAAATTTGCAGGTAAGGTAAGAAGAGCCCACGAGTGGTTCTTTGGGCTTGATTATCCCTACTGGTATTCTGTTGCTCAGTTAAAAGTCGAAAGCAATTGTAGATGGGTAACTTCCCTTGATGGTTGGGGAAGTTTAGGTTATGCTCAAATAACTCCAAGATTTTGGGATAAAGAGCTTTCTAAAAGGTTTCCTAACTGGAAAGAAAAAGATCACTCCGACTATTTCATGTCTCAGGCTTACATTCTATGGAAGAACCATAAACGCAATAAATGCGGCAAGCTCTTTATCACTTATCAATGTTATAACCGTTCTTGCTACAAAGTCTTAAAAGAAACTAAAGGCTGTTGTTCCTGGAAACAGGGTTATCAAGAGTGCTTAAAAAGGCCCAGAAAAATTTGTGTTTGGCGTGTAAAAGGTAAATGTAAGCAATATAAAACTGATTGTGATATTAATTATCTTTATTCTAAGAAAATTTATAAATTTGGTAAACCTATGCAAGAATGGACATCTTCTCGGTTTAGGTTTTGGTAAAAATCTTTTAAGATTGCCTGAAAATTGCCTGCAAAATGCAGTCAATTTGGTAATGAAATTCCACGAAATTCCGTGAAAGGGATTTTTGAAATTAAGAAATAATATGCGGGAGGAGGGATTTGAACCCTCACGGGGATAATCCCCACCGGATCCTAAGTCCGGAGCGTCTACCGTTCCGCCACTCCCGCAGTTTTTAAATTTAAATTTAATATATCTCCTCTATTTTT